TAAACAACTTTTGTGGTTTCTTTATAAGCGGTTACACCAACGCCAACTAGGCCAAGAAGGCCTAGTGTCTTGGCAAAACTTCTTCTGCCTACGGGTTCCATTACTTAATCTCGCTCATGCTTTCAAACAAGGCCTCAAACTCTTTGTATTCCGCAACTTCCGTTTGGAAAGAGTTTTTGTGTTGGACTTTGGCCATGCGCTTGATGATTTTCTTAGGAATTTTTAATTCCTCATTAGCAACATTCACAATGTCTTTAATTGCTTCGTTGTTGGCATCGTTACGGTGCATGTGTAACACAGCTTCATCAACGTAACCTTTTAGTTGTTTCAACTTTGTATCATCAAAGTCACCAAACAATGTACTTACTTTTGTCATAATCAATCTCCAAATTTAGAATCTTTTGCTTCGATGGCGATAAAGTACTCTAGGTCACCAGCATCGTTTGTGAAGTGTGCCAAACCGGCAGCAGATACATCAATGTTATATGTACCAGGAATCATCTTGAAGTTTTCGGTCAAGAACACTGCCTTGAATACCTTGTCATCTTTGGCATCACCAATTTCGATGGTGTTTGTGTGTGAAGAATCATCTTTGGAGTTGAATACGGTAACAGAGATTTTTTCACCGTCAGATTCAAAAGCAAGGTTAGGTGCCTGCAAGACAGAAGCGTTCTTCAATGCTTGTGCCAAGTCTTCATCTTTCAATTGGAAAGAACCATCAACAGATGGTAGTTTCAACTCTTTATCTGGAGGAGAAACAATCATATTCTTTGCAGTCATACGATACTTGGTCTTAGAACGACCAGACTTAAATGTTACGTTGTTAGAATCGAATTCCAACTCTGTGTCTTTACCCAAAGAATGTACAGACAGGAACTGGTTCAAGTCATAGATACAAAAATCTTGAGGGAAATCATCTTTCAAAGTGGCTTTTGCCAATACAGTCTTTGTAGATGAAATTGTGGATAGTTTGTTGCCGGTCTTGAACTCAATACCTGAGTTGATACCTGCAAAGTTTTTCAACACGTTAAGTGTTTCGTTTGATAATTTCATAATAACTCCTATTTCAATTCACTCATTATATGCGAACCGTAAGTAATACGCAAGCATTTTACTAGGTTCTGTTTCAAGTCTTCCACGGTGCCTGAATTTATGACCTTGTGGTCAATTTGACCACCAATCCAACGCCATTCAGATTCGTGTACACCAGATTGTTCTTTCATAAACTTCTCTGCTTTGGTGTCACCTTGGTTGGCCATGGATGCGATTCCATACCAATGAGGTGCAATACCACGTTCAATTTCGATAGTTACACCATTCATGCTATGTACAAAATCCAATTCGTTCTGGAAACGAACATCGGTGATTACATAGTTCTGGTGTGGGTTTTCTTGCATGAATTTTTTCAAACGAATAACCCAAAAATCCTCATGGAATACTTCACGACCAACTTCTGTACCCATTAATTGTAATGCGTATCGTGGTGTGAAAGATTTTCCGAATTCTGCTGACCAAAATTTATCTGGTTGTTCACGCCATTCACGTGAAACTTGTGTATCGCCTTCCAACAGGTGACGAGGCCATCCAAACATTTCAGATGCCACGTCCTTAACACCCTTAGCAAAAGACACAGGAGTAAATCCCATGTCTTTCAGGATGTCTCCTGCGGTGCCTTTACCTGAACCAATGAATCCAAGTAAACCAACAATCATTACATTTCTCCAACGAAATTTGCAACAGCAGGCATGTCACCGCGGAAGTGATAAGTGCCAATGTGGTCAGTCTTCATCCATGGACACAGATAAATTTTACCACCAATCTTACGATACATTTGACAGAACATATAATCTTCTGACAAGTAACGGTCTGAACCACCGCCTGTGATAGAATCCTTGGTGTCGATTACTGTATCAAAGAAAGCGTGAATGTAACGTGTGCCGTCAAAGTGTGCTTGACCAACGTGGTCTGGACGGTAACGAATCATTGGATATGCTTCTTCCATCTTTGTAAAGACTTCACGTTTAACCAACATGAAACCTGTACCGATTTCCAATACTTCCAATGGCTCAGTAATATTGAATTGTGCAGTACCCTTAACTGGATTAAAGACATAATCGCCTGTCACATTGGCCAATTGTTCTGGTTCAATGTTAGGGTTCTTTTCGATTGCCTTCTTAACAGCACGCCACTTAATGGCTTTCTTAGGGTATGGTCCACCAACAACGTCTTTGTCGATTGCCAACAAAGCAATTACGTCACGTGGATCAAAGTGAATATCAGAATCCAAGAACAACAAGTGTGTACAATCTGAACGGTGTACGAATTCGTCAACCAAATAGTTACGAGCACGTGTAATCAAAGATTCATTGAAAAGAAATGAAAATTTAACTTGGATGCCATACTGCATACAAAGTGCTTGCAAATCTAGACATGCCTTAGCATAGAGTCCATGGTTCATACCACCATACATTGGTGTGGCCACAAATAATTTATATTGTTGTAATTGTTCTTTTTTAATTGAAATTTCCATTTTCTCTCCAAAGAAAAAAAGGAGTTCCACCTATGGTAGAACTCCTCGATAAGGTTAATTAAGCTGTAAAGCTGTAACCTGCCTTCAATGCAGCACGAACCATTGCTTTGGTTGGTGTGCCTAGGCGGTAAACACTAACCTTAGAACCATCGTTCTTGGTTACAGTGTTTGTGTAGATGCAGTGGCCTTCTTGGCGCAACTCGTCAATACGTGCGGATACGTTTTGTACTCCGAACAATTTGCGTCCCTGTGCAACAGAGAAAGTATTGTAACCTTCTGTCTTGCTCAAATAGTTAACCATCTTTTGTTTTGCGGAAGTGCGTGTAGTCATGTCAAACTCCTAATAATAAATTAAAAATATAAGTCTTGCGTATTGCAAGTGTCACTATTATAGTATTATATAGTGACCGTGTCAAGCGTCCTACCTGCCAACTTGTGGTAAATATTTCGCTTTGGTATCTTCCCATGATAGGAAAATAAGGTCATCATAGAACAAGGATTCATATGAAACGGTATTTTTCTTTTTCAACATGGAGATACGGCCTTTGGCATACTTGGTTTTCCAAATATTAGTTAAGGCCTCAACACTGGTATCGAAGGACTTTACCAGTTTATCTTCCGTAATTTCTTTACGGAGGAATTCGGGTGTATTGTCATACAAAGGAGAGAAGTAAATGCCACGCTGATGGGCACATTTAACCAATTCTTTTGGAATCTTCAACTTACTGTATGCAAAATGTAATGTACGATTCTTGTGGTCACGTTTGTAAGGAAGTCCATTTGGTTTCTTGGCTTCCCACCATTCAAAGTAATGACGAGTATGATTCTCTTTTACCCAATCGTATATTTTGTTGAGTATATCACGGTTAGGATCAAAAGCAACTGAACCAGAACTGAATCCCATTTTTTGCCAATGTTCGAGTCCGTCATACTGAGATAATCCGTTGGATTTAGTGTTACCGTATAATGAAGTAGTTGTAACCCCAGCAAGAACGTCACCATATTGTCTTTTCCAATCTTCCTGAACAGTGTCAGATAAACATAACAAGGCCAACAACTTACCACCCATATAATTAAAACCAAGTGGTTGTAGTGGCACAATAGTAGAACCGATGGCAGTGTGATTAATCATGTTGCCTGTGGTCTTAATATCTTTAGGCCAGCCGATGAACTTATCACGTGGAGTCAAATCCAGGAAGTCTGAACTGATACAGATGACACCAAGATACTTACCAGTAACTTCATCTGTCACGGTGTAGAATAGGTTGCGTCCAATATTGGAGTTATTCTTCATCGTAGATGAGAATGTACGCAAGGTGTTCCAACCTTCGGCCAAAGGACCATTCGACAACACCATCTTAGGTTTCAAATTGGCATAATCATCTGGTGTTTCTGGCATCCAAATGTTATTCTTAATATCTGCAATTACTTTTTCTGTTGACCTATCAATCAACTGCACTTCATTACCGTATAATGTAGTAATGTCACGTGTAGGAAACTTCTCGTGAACCTCACACCATTTCTGGTACAAGGTATACTCACGAACATCCATCTGTGATTTGATTGTCAGATCCGCAATAATTTCTTCACGTAATTTATCTGTATCAATGTGCTCGAAACGCTCTGGTTCATTTTCAATCTGCCATAGTCTCCATTGTTCATCAATATCAGGGATTTGTTTTTTGGTTGCCATTGGCTATCAATTGTTTCATCATTTTAGGATTAAAATACTTGCGGTACATCTTTTCTACTTTTTTCATACCAGATTTTAATGCAAGTGGTTTACAACGTGTAGTATACACGATTCCGTTCAAATGGTCAAGCTCATGTAAGAATACTCTGGCGGTTAAACCAGTGAATTGTTTGGTATGTTTTGCACCAGTAAAGTCTTGGTACTCTACCACAATATCCTTTGGACGTGTAATGGCAAGTGTCAACATAGGGAATGATACACAATTTTCCTTCATGTGTGTCTCACCTTTAGTGGAAATAATTTTTGGATTGAAATATGCCACATATTGGTCACCACTACCCATAACAAAAACACGGTAATTAAAACCACATTGAATTGCGGACAGACCTAATGTTTTGTGTTTGATTGCCGTTTCCACCAAACGTGAAGCAAACTCGTTTGGATTAACAGGTGCATTTTCAAAATCAAACTCTGGTGCAACCTGTGCAAATGTTTCTTCTGTTGGTGGAGCAAGACTAAAAGGCTGTACTTTTTCTTCAACCTTTACTTTATCTTCTGTGTTATATAATAAAATATTTTCATTTTCACTCATAATATACCTCAAGTTAATGATACTGGATTGTTAATGTTATGTCTAACATCTTCGAATGATTTTGGTTCACGTGAACAGCACAACAAAACATTTCGTTCATTTACTCCACGCAATCTTGGTGCAAATTGCAATCCAAACTTATTGAAAAGTTCCATGAATACTAGAACACCGTTCACATAGTTGCCAAACTGTTCTCGTTTACATAGATAGGCTTTATTTTGGCCAATCGCAAACAATACCCATTCAGGATTTTCAAATAGGAATTGTAATGTTCCACTATTAACACCAGGATATTCTTGGTCGTTGTAGTCGTCCATAACGATAACACCACCATCAGCCATTTTGGTACTAAAGTTTGTCAAATCTTTCAGTACAGCACCATGTTCATGTGAACCATCAATGTGTAAGAATCGTAGTGGACGGTCAAACTGAATTGTATCTGGTGTCAAAGATGTGGTATCACCAATTCTCCATTCTGAATTATCGAATGTACCAAATTTTTTGATATTATTTTCGGCGACCACACGTTCTTCTTCTGAAAAATAATCGTACAAATATAATTTGTCATTAGGTCGTCTGTAATTTGATACCGCGATGGCACTACGTCCAAAGGCCACACCAATCTCACACACATCACCATCAACGTTTGTTTGTAAGTCACGCATAATCATACTGAATAATGCATGGTCATATACAAAGAACCATCCGGTTACTTCTTTCTCAACCACATTTTGGAAATAAACTAGATTGTCAATTGCATTCCAGTTTGGGTCATATTTTACTTCACTCATTTTGCAATCCTACTAAAGTTGCCCTTCTTTTCAAACCGAATCACTGACCTAAACTTGTCAAATAATTGGTCACCTTTATGGGAAATAACAAACACGTTGGTGTCTGTACCCATTTCATTAATCAATTTCAAGAATTCTTCTGTACCCACAGTATCTAGGCTCGAATCAAACACCTCATCTAAGATAAGAAGATTGGTATTTGTACTGTTCTTCAGCTTGGCAATTTGTCTCCATGTGAATAGGAGAGCCAAGTCAATTCTCATCTTTTCACCTTCAGAGAAATTGGCATAGGAGAATTCATCACGGAATCTAGACTTGATGGTTTCATTAAAGTTTTCATCAATATTAAAATTAACAAAAAAGTCCATTGCCGATAAATACTTGTTTATCAACTTGTTCATAATTGGTAGATATTGCTTGATGATTCGAGACTTGATACCACCGTCCTTCAATAATGTTCCTGCATATTCCAAGTACTGTTTGTCTACCAATAATGTTTGATATTCTATTTCGTTATCTGCTAATTCTGTTCGCAATGATGTTAATCGTACATTATCTTGCTCAGAACTTTCCACTTTAGTGGACAGCTCTTTAATTTCCTTATTGAGTTTCTTGATGTAACCGTCAATCGCAGAAATGGTGGCCAAATTTTTTGTGATTTCTGAATTGTGTTCTGTGATATGATTCAGAATCTTAGTCACATTCTCCATCTCTTTGGTTACATCCTTGATTGCAGTTTCAACTTCCTCAAGATTCGTCTTCTGTGTGCCAATCTTATCGTTTTTTTCTGTAATTTGTAATTGTTTCCATTCTGGTGTAATGGTTTGTTTACAGGTAGGACAATCGTGGTTGTCGGTATAGAATTCGATATCTGATTCATGTCGTTTAATATTGGTTTGAATCTTGCCTTGAATCTGAAACAATCCTTTGGATTTCTTTTCCAGTTTGGCTTTCTTATCACCCACACTCTCAGTTAATTGTGTGATATGTTTTTGAATAAGTATGTTGTTGTGTAACAATGTGTCACGTTGTGTGACAGAGGTTTCAATCTCCGCTTCCTTCTTGGTGATTTCTTCATCGTTATGCTTCTTGTGTTCTTCAAGAGATTCCAACTGCATTTTGATTTTTTCTTCAAGTAATGCAATATCATACTTAACCTTCTGTAAGGCATCTTTGTTAGTTGAAGATTTGTCTTTTACCACACTGTTCATGGTGGAAAAGATTTGAATATCCAATAGTTCCTCGATGATAGTTCTACGGTCTGCGGCCGATAACTGCATGAATGGAACGAAAGATGCTGAACCAAGAACCACAACTTGCGTAAAGGACTTATAGTTTAACTTGAGAATTTGATTCTCTAATACGTCCTGGTAGTCTTTTGCAGCTGCGTCTTGGTTCAGCAAAACATTATTACAATAAATCTCAAACTTGTTGGGTTTCATACCACGAACAACTTTGTATTTCTTGGCACCAATCTCAAACTCCACCTCAACCATACAATCTTTTTGGTTGATGGAGTTCAATAGTTGTGGTTTGTTTATCTTACGAAATGGTTTACCAAACAAACCAAAACACAAGGCATCAAGAATGGTGGATTTACCTGCACCATTCTGTCCGATAATTAATGTGTTTGTGGAACGAGTAAAGTCTATTTCCGTCCAATGAGCACCAGTGGACAGAAAATTCTTCCAACGAATTTTTTTAAATAAAATCATTCTATATTAATAGCCTCTACGTAGAGTTCTTTCAATAGGCTTTTAAGTTTATTATTATCAATAGTTTCTTCTTCGACCGAATCCACGTATTTGTTTAGAATGGTCAAAGTATCCTCAGCTTCATCTACCATTTCATCCTCAAGGCCTTCACCTAATTCTGAGAAATCTTCTACGATAGTAATATCTGCTGGGTTAACATTATACAAGTTATTCATAAACTTGTCAAACAAATATGGGTTGGTTTTGTTTATTACAACCACTTTAATGTAACAATCTTTGTAAATTGTTAAATCTCTACCGTCAATTTCTTTGATTGTTTCCGCTTTATCATCATATGTGACACGGTGAAAAATTACATTTGGATTCTCAACAAAGTCGAGGTTGCGTTTAACCAAATCAAAGATGTGAAAGCCACGACTATCGCCATAATCTTGCCAGGTAAGTTGGTACGGATTGCCAAGATAAAAGATGCTGTCAGCATTTGACTTATGATGATAATGACCAGAAAAAGTAAAATCAAACTTACGAAATAAATCACGCTTCAATCCTTCATGTGCTGGCATACCACGATACATTTGGAAGCCATCAATTTCAAAGTGACCACAACAAATTGTGGCATTAGTGTCCTTCAACATTGTCATAGAATCTTCATAATTCTCCGCACAAATCCAAGGCATCATACAGATTTTATGTGGACCTACGTAGATTTCAGAAGGACCATCAATCACATTAAATGATACACCATATTCTTTTAAGAGTAGACCAACCGAATTTACATCATTGGTATTCTTAAAGTATGTGTCGTGATTACCAGCCAGAATATGAACATCAATACCAAGGTTAGCCAAAGGATCAAAAAACATTTCTTTGGCACGTTTCAGTGTGTAGAAGTTCATATACTTTCTACGGTCAAAGGTATCTCCTAGCATTAGGACAGCCTGTACCTTTTCCTTTTTAAGTGTGGGAAAGAACACTTCATCATAAAACTTTTGGTAGAAATCTAGGAAGATTGGTGAATCATTCCGACTTCCAAAGTGTTGGTCTGTTATTAGCGCAACTTTCAATTTGTTTCCTCAATCCTGAACTAGAATATGTGTGTGGTCTTTTATTAAAGTAAAACTCTTTATCTAAATGTTTACCGGTAAAAGCTTTATGCCGGTATTCTTCACCAATAATTCTAACATCATAATTGAGTGTTGTCAAGAGGTTTAGTAAATCCTCTTCGGTAGAATATGGGATGATTTCATCCACATACTTGCAACCATTGAGTTGTACGTATCTTTCATATACCGATTGAATGGGTTTATTCTTTTCAGGTCTATCCAACGTAGGATCGGTTTGCAAACCCACAATAAGGTAATCACAGTGACGTTTGGCTTCTTCCAACATCAGCACATGACCGGCATGAAACAGGTCAAAACAAGAACAGGTAAATCCTATTTTCATAATCACTCCATAAATTTTTCAATACCAGAAGGTTTCTTCTTTGCTTCCTTTTCTGCCTTTTTGGCAGCACGACTATCTTCATAGTTTTCGATAAACTCAGAGATGTTGTCATACATCTCAAATTGTCTGGTTGAACCATCTTCCGATTCCAACATTTCAAATTCATCTAAGATACCAATAGTTTCGGTGGCCTTATACTTCACATATAACTGTTTCTTTTCCTTTTGGATTCTTCGTAAAAAGGCATAGTAGATAATCTGTGTGAAGTATGCAAATGGATTCTTTGACTTGTCTGGATTGAAGTTGTTGAAGTACATCAAGCAGTTTTCGATACCATCGGCAATCATTTCATCACGGTAAGTATAGTTGATGAAGTTGGGTTTGTGTGATAAACCTTCGGCAATCTTCATCCAGCACTCACCAATGTAGTTTGGAATCTTGGGTTCGGGTAGACCTTGTGATAAGGCCTCTTGTGTTTTCTGCTTGTGCTCGATTAAAGCTCTGAGAAAATCTGCGTTGTTTACGTATTCTTTAGGTTTTTTAGTAGTCTGGGTCATAATATATTCAAGTTTACCATAAAAAGTGGTTGACAAAGGGCTTGACAAGTGATATAGTCCTCGGTGTAGCCCGGATGATGATTAATGGATGGAAATACCTTTGGTGTGTTCCAGTTCTTCTAGTGCTTCCATCATTTGGTCCATTTCCTCCTCATCATTATTGTCCAAGACTTTGGACATTTTCTGTACCGCATTTGTATAATACTCAACAAACGCATCGTTTGGATCCATAGTACAGAAGATTTCTTCACGAGGTATTTTCACAGAGTTTCCTTTCATAGCTGCTAAAGGTAACCAGTGTTGCAATACCAATCGTTGATTAACTAATTCAAACAACATAGGATATTCCAGTACTACCATACCTGGAGAAACAGTTTCGATGTTACTGATAACATCACAACCATCTTTAAGTCTTAGGATTTGAACTGTCATCTTTGAGTCCTATGTTATAAATCTTAAATGAGAACTTCTCCTCATTATATATCTTCACTCTTTCAACGAAGTGTCTTAAAGTAAAGTTCATGTGTTTCTTGTGTCTAAGGTCATCCGCAATATCATAGAGTGTAGCCATTTCTTTACCTGAAGATTGGCGCAATCCTCGACCAATAGACTGCAAATTTCTAATACGAGATTTGGATGGACTTGCAAATATAATGTTGTGCAAATTACGGATATTAATACCAGTACTAAATGTACCGTAAGAAGCAATAACAATGGCACCATTTTCTTTTTCCATGATATGACGTACCATTTCACGGTCTTCTGTATCCACTTTACCATGAATGAAGAATACCTTTCTGTCACCGGCACGTTCTTTAATCATTTCATATAATTTTTTACCGTGTTTCTCTACCATTTGGAACAATACCAATGTGTTTGAGTTTAAACTGATAGTTAAATTACGAACAAAACGATTACGATTGGAACTATTCACGAGGTATTCTAGTTCTTCTTGATACGTCCATTTGGTTGCATCTTCACAACGTTCTTCGGAATGTTTTAGAATCAAGCATTTAATATTGAATGGAGAAAGAATTTTCTTATCAATCAATTCTTTTGTTGTGATGACTTGTCGAACAGGACCAAACAAACCTTCTAGAACCAATTTGTGTGTTTTTGTACCATCCAAAGTACCAGTCAAACCAATTCTATATTTGGTGTTGGTGCAGGCTGTCATAATTGTTGTCAACGACTGTGCCTTGAAGTTGTGTGCTTCATCACCAATGATATATTGGAATTGTTTGAAGTATTCTGGTGGCATCTGGTAGAGAGACTGCCATGTGGAGATAATTAATTTCTTACCAGAATGTTTCTCTTTACCTTGATATATTTTATGTACGTGTTCATCTACATCAAAATCTGTACCTGATGCATAGTCTTTAAAATCTGATGTAAGTTGTTCAACCAAAGAGGTGGTCGGAACAATAATCAAACCTTTCAGGTCTTGGTAGTCTAGTAGTTGTCTAAAAATCAAATAGATGATAAGTGACTTACCTGAAGCCGTAGGAGACAATAGAAGTTTTCTACGTGATTGCATTGCCTCAATAAATGCATCTCTTTGGTGGTCGTTAACAGTGATTGGTTGACCGTTTGAGTGTAGATTCAAAGACTTAAAGAATTTTTCTGCTTGATATACAGAGAATTCATCTTCCAATTCTTCTATTTCGTAGGTGTAACCACGTTCTTCGGAGAATTCCTTGATGTATGGAATCAAACCCAAATAGATTTCGTTAGACTGTCTATTGAATAGACGTATCTTACCGTCCCAGATACGATTCCTGAACGCAGGAACGAACTGGTGACCTGGTACGAAGAACGTGAAGTACTCAGATAGTTCCATTGCAAGGTGACGTTCACATTGTACCTTGGCGTATACTTCGTCCTTCTTTGTAATAATCAAATCACTGGCCATTTACGAATTTTTCCCATGAAATAAAGTCACGCAGTTGCCATGTTCTTTGTTTCAATTCTTGCATAATAGATTCAATAACTGATACACATTCATCATGGTAGACCTTTTTTTCTAATAACTTAATAAGGTCTTTGTCTGCTTCCATATATGTAGACATGTCGGTTTTGAGTACAAATTGAAATGGTTCCCAACCATATTGTTCCAATTCATCCTTATCTAAACGTCCACCAAAGTATTCAGTTTTGATTTTCTTCATACGTAGATAATCAAAGTGTGCCTTTTTACTAGCAATTTTATGTTTGGTAAGCATACCAAGATATTTGCTGTGGAGTGTGGGGATTTTTAACAATTCTTTGGATGGCTCAGTCTGGTCAATGACCGCATCTCGTTCCCACAATTTTAAAATCTGTTCAAGTGTTTCCATTTTATATTCAAAAAACAAATAATGTAGATTATATCAGAAAAGTATTAAACTGTCAAGTATTTGTATG